ATTTTTAATTTTTAATTTTTAATTTTTAATTTTTAATTTTTAATTTTTAATTTTTAATTTTTAATTTTTAATTTTTAATTTTTAATTTTTAATTTTTAATTTTTAATTTTTAATTTTTAATTTTTTATTTTTAATTTTTTATTTTTAATTTTTTATTTTTAATTTTTTATTTATTTTTTAAATATATTATGTATGTTAATATTAAATGAAAAAAAATATTAATTTACATATAAGACATAAAGTTTTAATTCTTATCATATTAATCTTTTTATTTACATGTTTATACTTTTTATTTGATGATAGTAATTTTGGAGGAATAAGTAATATACAGGAATTAATTAAAGAAGAATTAATTAAAAATAAAATTAAACAACAAATTAAAGAAAAATATTATAATTTTGAAGAAGAAACAACAGATATTGACATTGAATTAAATAAAGATGATGAAAAAGCAATTAATATTAAAACGAAAGAACTAAAAGATTCTGTAAAAGCAACAGAATTAAAAGGAGAAAAAATAAAACCTAATTTTTTACAAAAGTTTTTTAATCGATTATATTTCTCTGTAATTACCGGTACAACATTAGGTTATGGTGATATTTATCCTATTACTAGTCAAGTAAAATTTATAACTATGATACAATCATTAATGACTATTATTTTAATTATAATTTAATTCTATTGTAATTTACAAAAAATTGAATATTTATTTTTATTATTTTTAGAAAAATTTAATAAATATATATACATTATGTATTGTGAATATTATTTTTGTTTTCCATTAAATATAAAAAATCAAAAGTGAAATATTAATTTTTTAAAATATTATAATTTAAGGTTAATCTAAATAATATTTAGTATATTTTAATAAATGTTAAATGAAATAAATATATCTGAATTAGATGATCTTAGTGAATTAATACATTTTGTTGAAAACATAAATAATGTGAGAAAATATGTTGATAATTGTAGTAGAACTCCTTTATATTTACTTTGTATGAATAAAAAAGCGAAAAAAGAGCAAATCATAAATCTTGTTCATTTATTAATAAAAAAAGGTGTTGATGTCAATAAAAAATATATATATGAAGAAGCAAATGCTTTATATCCAGCAATTGAAACAAATAAAAATGAAGTAATAAGTATTTTAATTGAAAACGGAATAAAAATTAATAAAGAAGAAATCAATTGTGCATGTTATAAATATAATTACCATTTAATGTTTTATTTGTTGGAAATATATGAAAAACAAAATAATATTATTGTTAATAAAAATGATAATTATTTGTATTTTTTACAAGAAATATTATGTTATATATGTGGAAATAATTATGAAAGTGAAAAAGAATGTAAAGCAATTAAAAAATTAATTGAAAAAGGTGCCAAATTAAATTATGAAATATATATAGGTGATACTAGTAATGATACTTGTATAAATACACCATTAAATGAAGCATGTTTTAGTGGTTGTTTAGAAAAAATGAAATATTTAGTTTCATTAGGTGCAAATGTAAATTATAAAGAAGAAGGTGAAATTCCATTGTTTAAAGCTATTGAATATAATAAAATAGAAATAGCAAAATGGTTAATTCATAATGGGACTGATTTAAGCATTAAAAATAAAATAAATCAAGATGTATTATATTTTTCAGCATCTTTAGAAAATAATGATGAAATTATTTTATTATTAATTGAAAAAGGAGGACTTATAGATTTAGGAATAAAATATAAAAATTATTATAATGATAGTTTATTACATATAGCATGTTTTCATAAACAAGAAAATTTAGCTTTATATTTAATTGAAAAAAATATAGATATTGAATTTAAAAATAATATTGGATGTACAGCATTTCATTATGCTTGTTTTAATGGATTAATTAATGTTGTTAAAATTTTGATTAGTAAAAATGTAAATATAAATTTAATTGATAAAAAAAAATATAGTCCATTATATTATGCTGCAAAATATAAAAATTATAATGTTATTCAACTATTATTTGAAAATGGAGTAAATTATGATAAGAATATAAATAATATAATTGATCAATATAATATTAATACTCATGTAGAATTAATACTTTTTTTTATTAAATATGGATATGTATTTAAATTAAAAAATTTTAAATTACATTCAATATATGATGATTATTATAATTTTAAAAAAAAAAATATAGATGAAATAAATACTACAGTTTATAATTTATGGGAAAAAACACCTTTATTAAAATCATTATATTATAATAAATTAGGTGATTTTAAAAAATTAATATACAAGAAATATAAAAATTATTCAAAGAATTTATTTGAAAAATTATACGAAGATATTGGAAATGGCTGGACAATTTCACATGCTTGTGTATTTTTAAATAAAATAGATTTTATGAAGATTATATGGGAATTTGATAAAAAATCTTTATTTATATCTGCTAATAATGGATTAACACCATTAATGATTGCATCATCAAAAGGATATATTCATTTTATCAAATGGTTATATGAATAATTGCATTTTTTTTTTTAAAAAATTTATAATTTAGATATAAGAAATTATTAATATTAATTAATAAAAGTATGAATTTTATTAATTATAATGATTTCCCTAATTATGAAACAAAAGTAATTCCTTTTGAAGATTTAGTAGAAAAATTTGATGAAGTAATGCCACAAATTGAATTTAATAAAGATGAAGAATTAATTGATACATTAAAAAATTATTGGAAAATTATTGGTAATCATTCAGTATCTAATGGACCATCGGAAATACCATTTTATTTAATTGATTTTATAAAAGATCCAGGAAATTTTGATTTATCTAAAGCAGAGACTTCTTTAAGACATCAAGGTTCTATATATACTCAAACATATTATTTTATTATTTTTATAATAGAAACTCTTAATCGAATGGAAGATTCTGTTAAAAATGAAAATTCTGAAAATTCTGAAAACTCTAAAATACCTCTTTATTATCAGTTGTATTATGAAACATATATATTTGAACCAATATTCAATTATTATGTAATTAGATTTAAACCATGGTTTATTTATAATACAAGAATAAGTGAGAAATATAATATGGAAAGTCATTTTTTTTATGATAAAGATGATCCATATTATATTAAAATAGAATTATTGAAAAATAAAATTATTAAAAAAATTATTAAATTAGTTGAAGAGCATTTGTGCAGATTAAAAGATAATTTATTAAATAAATGTTTAAAAGAAGAAATTACTCCAATAAGGGCTTTATGGTTGTCATTTGTTCCACTTAGTTATGATGAACTTTATACTATATTAAATAAAATTGAGAATAAATATATTCGTTCATCATTATTTTTCGTGGCTGGATTTCAAAATATTAAAGAAATTAATGAATTAGTTAAAAATGAAATAGAAAATAATGCTTTTGTTGATGGAAATAAATGTTTTGAAATAAAAGAAACTAATGAAATACATGAAATACATGAAATACATGAAATACATGAAATACATGAAATACAAGAAACTAATGAAATAAAAGAAAAGAAGAAAAGGAAGAAAAGGAAAAAAATGAAATTGATTAAATTAAATGTAGAAACTATGTTTGAAAAATTGAATAATGAATCAAAAATAGAAGGAATAAATACATTTAGGTGGTTTTATACTATATATGATAAAGTTGATGAATGTATTGAATATTTTAAAAATATTCCAAGTAATGAAATGAATGAAATAAATAAAATGAATGATATTGATGAAATAAGAAAAATAAATAAAATGAATGAAATAATGAATAAAATACATAGAATTGAAGATAAATATTATACATTTTATCCTTTTTATTATTATTCTAAATTAAATATTTATAATTGGATGGTTGGAAATTCATCAGGGGATGGGTTTATAAAAACTATTTTTATTCCAACAGCATTAGAATATAAAAATTATTATAAAGATAATAGTTCTAAAAAAAGTTATTATATTAATGAAAATGAAGATGTTGATATAATTAAATTTGATAAAAGTAAATTTATTATAAAAAAATAAATTAATTTTGTTAATAATTTTATAATAAATATAAATATAAATTTTAATTTTGCTCAATTGCCAACCAATTAAATTTCGAAAGATTATCTTTATTTAAATTAAGCATTTCGCTAAATTCTTCTTCTAAACCTTTTTCTATTTGATTTTTAACATAACTAAATCCTTTTGTTGTAATATTATAAATATTAATAGAAGATGTTGAAGTATAAATAGGATTTACTATTTCTAATAATGGAGTTGCAATAACAGTTGGTATTTTATTAAATTCTTTTTTAAATTGAATAGTACCACTTGTATTATTTAATCCTATTCCAGTTTCATAATGAATTGGTACTTGACTTCCATCTAATGGCTTACAATTATAAACATTATTATTATTAACATCACAAGATAAATTTATTTTTTGATTTAAAAATGTTTCTTTATTATTTTTATTTATAAAAGATTCATTTATTTTCTTAGATTGATAATTTAAAATAAATAATAATAATATAAATAAAATTAATAAAAATAAGTATATAAATTTATGAGAATTACAATTATGAGATTTACAAGATGAAAACTTATTATTTTTCATTTATAATAATTAATAATATATTATTTCATAATATATTAAGAAACTAATTAAAAAATATTATTTTATTGATTTATTTAACAAGGTGGTTTTTTACCCCAGAAATTTTTAGGCATAGTATTTGTTAAAGGATAAGCAGATTCTTGTAATATTTGTTCTTGATTTCTTAAAGCTGGCATTTGATTATTTTTATAAAATAATGGTCCTTCATTCCAGTTTCTTTGAGTAGGATAAGTTAAAGTTCTAAATGGAATACCTTCACCTAAATTAATATGTTGAATTTGACTAACTGCTTTATTTGTATTTGAATCAAATACTTGGATTTGTACTTCTGGTTTTACATAAACAGTTCCCATATTTGTATAATAACTATTAGGATAACTTAATGAAAATGAAAATTTACCATTTCTTAATTCTGATGTTCCTATGTTTTCAGAATTTTCAAAAGCAACTTCTTCATTTGGATATGGTAATCCACTACCAGAAAAATTACTATTGTAAGTTGGAGGATTAGATGCCCAATATTTTAAAAATAAATTAGCTTGATTTGCTAAATTTAAAACACTACCTTTTAAATTACCACTAACAATAAATGAAGTATCATTATTAGATACAATATTTACATCACATAATGGTAAATTTTTTTGTGCTTGTTTAAAATTATTACACATATTTTTTTCTCTATATTCAAATATTTCTTCTGATTGTGGGTCATCATTATTAATACTTGCAAATGAATTTAAACTCATATTATATTATTAATAGATATTTTTTTATATATTTATATTTGTTTTTGTTTTATTTTATTTATTTTATTTTTATTTATTTTTTATTTTATTTATTTTATTTATTTTTTATTTTATTTATTTTTTATTAAAAATATTTAATTCCCATTAATCCTTTATAATCATTAAAAAATTGTGAAGCAATATCTCCATCTTTTAAAGATTCTATTTCAATTATTTTAAAATTTAAACATGATTCATCTTCAATACATTCTTTTAAAATTTCAAATTTTCTTTTTTCTATATATAATTCTTTTAATTGATAATTTTCTATTGCTGTTAATATTTCTTTTTTTAATTTTCCAAAAACAAATAAATCTAAATTTGTATTTGCATTATTTAATTCATTTAATTTTTTTTCTAATAAAATATGATTTTTTTCTATATTTCTTTCATAAAAATATTTTGATATTTCTTCATTATTCATATCTGTATCTTTTATCAATAATTTATTATTTTTTTCATTTTGGAAGCATTTCAAATTTATAGTTGTACCGCATACTAACAATTCATTTATTTTATGATCTAAAATATAATTATTTAAAATTTCTATCATGTTTTTCTCACTCAAAAATTTTGTTTCATTAATTAATTTATTTTTATAATTATTTATTTTTTTTAATTTTAAATGATTTTTATTTACTTGACAAACAAAATGAAAATCAAAATTTGTAAATAAGTCAATTATATAATCTATATTAAATTTTGTATCTTTTTTTATATATAAATCTTTTAATTTGTATTCTTGAATTGTTTTCATATTTTCATTTGTAAATTTGTATTCATATATTTCATCATTTAATAAAAATAAACTATTTACTATTGAATTATCCATTATTTTTTCTATTTTTATTTTTAAATTATATAATCTGTCATTTAATTTTTTTTTCTTAGATAAATTTTGAATAACAGAAACTTTATTTAATTCTCTTTGAATTAAATTAATGACTTCATCTTTTTTTATATCATAAAAATAAATAGTTATTAATGTTTCATTATTTTCTTCATATTTTTTAAATTTTTTTAATTCATCCATAAAAATATTTAAAATTTATTTTTTAAATATTATTTAAAAAAAATAATAAATTTATATTTAATTTTGGTAAGATGCATATTGATTATAATCAGTATTTCTACCATTAAAAAATTTTGATTTAACATTCATATTTTCAGAATCATTAAAATAACATCCTGTTGTTTGATTTTTATTACATGTAGTAATATTCTTAGAAACTTGATTAGTTAATCCTAATCCCATTCTTTGATTTGTTCTTTGACAAGTACCATATTGTGTATTATAATCACATACTCTAGCAAATGGAACTTCAACTAATTCACCACTCTTACAACTATTTTTTTCATTAATATATTGACTATTAATATTCATAATACTATCAGCATTATGAATTAAAAATTGTCTATATTGATTACTTGACAAAACATTATTATTTAAACGGATCATATCATTTACAGTATCACTTTGACGATAATCTGTCATAATTCTACCATCTGACATTAATGCAGGACAATCAAAATATTTATTATTACTTGTCTTATTACAATTCATATACTTAATATAAATATTTTTATATTAAAAAAATTATTTAATTTATTTAATTTATTTAATTTATTTTAATTTATTTATTCACTTTTTTTCCAAAATTTTCTACCTAATTTATTTAATGTTACTACATAACTACTTCCATCTTGTCCTAATTCTGTATCTCCTTCTTTTAATTTTGATAAACTAACTTTTGGATATTTTTTAACACTTGATTTTTCAGATTTTTCTACTACTTCTTTTTTCTCTTCTTCATTTTCTTTTAAAATACTCTCAATAATATTTTCTTTTTCTTCTATTACTTCTTCAATTTTTTCTATATTATTTTCTTTATCTTTTTTACTATTTTTTTTTTTACTATTTTTATCTTCTTTATTATTATCATCATCATCATCATCGTCATCATCATCATCGTCATCGTCATCGTCATCATCGTCATCATCGTCGTCATCATTATCATCATCATTTTCATCATCGTCTTCATCATCGTCTTCATCATCGTCATCGTCATCGTCATCATCATCATCATCATCATCATCATTGTCATCGTCATCATCATCATCATCATCATCATCATTGTCATCGTCATCATCATTGTCATCGTCATCATCATTGTCATCTTCATCATCATTATATTCTTCACCTAATGGAAACATTAAATCATTTGAATTCATAAATTGTTGTTGATTTAATTGATTAAGCATTCCTTCTAAATTTGGTGGCGTATGCATAGAAGACATTTCATTTAATTTTATTTCTAATGAAGAAATTTTATCTTTTAAACTTTGAATATTACTTTCACAAATATTAATGTTATTTTTATTTCTTCTGGAATCTGACGAAATAAAATATAACATAATTAAAACAATAACAACTAAAATTAATAAAGTGATAATAATAAGATTGTTAAACATATTTATTTAATTAATAAATATATTTTTAAATACTTTTTTAAACGAGTTTAAATTTTTATACATTATTTTATTTTTTTATTTTTTTTATTTTAATTATTTTCTATATTTTCTTTTATTTTTTTATTTATCTTTTTTATATTTTTTATCTTTTTTATCTTTTTTATCTTTTTTATCTTTTTTATCTTTTTTATCTTTTTTATCTTTTTCATTTTCAATAATTTTAGATTTTGATATTTTTTTAGAAATATCTAAAGCATCATTAATTATTTCTTTATCAAAACCATTATTCTTTAATAATTCTAAAGCAATATATTGATGACTAACTCCTTTTTCTAATAAATAATTAAATATAATATTATTATCCTTATCGTAATCAACACTAAATTTATAATTTTCGATTTGTTGTTCTGTATCTTTTTCTAAAATACTTAAATCTGTATAATGTGTTGTCACAATAAATAATGTATTTTTATATTTACATAAATTCTTTAATATAGAATAAGCTCCTGAAAACCCTTCAATATAATTCGTAGATGAAAAAATTTCATCTAATACAATAAATGAAAATTCTTTTTCATCTAAATCTTTAATCTTTTCTATATATTCTTTTGATCTTAACATTTCTGCTTCAAATAATGATGATTTTCCTTTTACATCAGGTATATGTAAATATGTTTCAATTAAATGAAATGGTGTTATTTCAAATAATGAACAACTATTTATTCCTATTGTTTGAGATAATAATATATTTATAATAACAGATTTAATAAATGTTGATTTTCCTGCAGCATTTGGTCCTGTTATTAATAAATTATTTTTCATAATTATTGAATTTTTAACAACATTTTCCTCTATTAAATACGGATGCCATAAATCCTTTATATTTAATTCTGGTTTTGATTTTTTCTTATATATTGTATATGAATATGGATGTTCTTTATTTGAATAATTTAATAATGTTGAAATAGATAATAAAACATCAATTACTCCAATAAATTGAAAAATATCTAATATTTTTGTTTTTACATATCTAAATTTATTAAATATCTTTAATATTTTACCCTTATTTGTAAATAATCCTGGATTTTGGAAAAATACTTCATATGAAAAATAATTTTCTTTATAATATTTATTATCATTCTCTAATTCATTATATCCTATGTATTTTGTTAAATCTAATAAATCATTTGATTTACATATTTGTTCAATTTCCATAGAAATATGAATGTATTTATTCATTTTATTTAATTTATCGTGAATTAAATTAATTAATTTGTTTGTATTACAAGATGATTGATAACTATTATATATATTTTGAAAATACATAAATAAATAAAACCCTTTTGTTAATAATGATGCCATTTGTGCTTTTGTTGGATTTTTAATAAATATTTTCATTGTTTCATCACTCCATAATGTTTTAAAATAATTCCATATAACCGTTTTTAATGGAATTGCTCCATTTAATTTTTTGTTAAACCATAACATTAAAATTAATGGAGTAATAACTGTAATTAATGGTGTAATAGCAGTAAAAACAGGACTTAAAATAATCTTATACATATTAGATGCTAATAATGCATATTCACTATCATTTAATTTAGAATTAATATCTACTCCAGGAATTAAATTCCAATTAAAATAAATAACATCATACATATTATCAATGTGATTAAGACTTTTTTCATCCCAAAACCATATTAAATCATTTTCAATAGTTCCTATTTCACTCATTAATTTTTCTATTTTTGTTATTAAAGGAATTATTTTTTTAACATAATCTTGTCTTTTTTTTAATATTTCTATATTATTAATTGGTGAAACTAATATTTTTTTTAATAATATTGAACCAACTTTTGTTTTACAATGATTTATTTTTGAAATAATTCCATTTGCTTCATTTAAATAATGATCATGCATAAATTCAACATCATTATAAACATAATCATTTATAATACAATTATCTTGAGTAAAAAGTAAATTTTTATTTTCAATTAAATTTTCATATAAACTATTTTTTAATTGATTATCAAGATTTTTTGAGACTAAAAACAACCTATCATTAAAATCTAATTCATGATCTTTTTTTTCATCTATATTTTTTGGTTGTGCTTTATTCATTATCATATTTAAGATTTCATTAGGATTTATATTCATATTTATATTTTTATAAATATAACTTTAAATAAAAAAATACGCATTATTAGAGTTGTTATTTATTTTGAAAAAAAATATTTTTAAATTATATATGGCAATTTTTAATCTATATTTAGATGTAGAAAAAAATTACATTCAATTAGCTAATGATATTTACAAAACATTAACCATTCTAATTGTTATTCAAATACTTTATAGTTTATTAGACGTAAATAAAGACTTTTTAACTCAAGCACTTAGTGGAAATATACTAAATGAAGAATTTATGACTTTATTATTAATTATTATATTAGGAATTTTTTCTTATTATTTCATTTTTAATAAGATCTTAGAAATTAATTAAATAAAAAAATTTGAAAAAAATTAAATTTGAAAAAAATTAAATTTGAAATTTAAATTTGAAATTTAAATTTGAAATTTAAATATAATTATAAAAAATAGTTTATCTGAAATTTAATGAATATATAAATTAAATATTTCCTTCAACATTTTCAACATTATTTTCATCAATAATATTTTCATTAGAAGTTTCTTTATTCATTTGATTTCTTCTTGGTCTCTTAAACTTTAATCTAGATTCATTATATTTAATATAATTATCCATGTAATCACTTTTAGCTACTTTCAAAAATTTATTCCATTGATCAGCATACAATACAATAGGTTGTTTTGAAATTCCATACAAAGCAAGTGCACCACTTCCAGTAACCTTGCAATATGGTCTAACTGGTCTTGTATCTTTAAGTTGGATTTTATTCATAGCATCATTAAGAGACATTTCTTCTGATTTTAAAGCATTAATAATACCTGTCAATTCTTGATAAGCTGACATTACTTTTTTATTGTTGTTAGTGTTGTTGAATTCTGACATATTTTATATATAACTATATATGATAATAAGTCTTTAAGCTAATTTTTTTTAATATTATATTTTTATTAAAAATAAAATAATTAATAAAATAATTAATAAAATAATTAATAAAATAATTAATAAAATAATTAATAAAATAATAAAAATTTTAATAAATTTAATATTTAAATATGAAAATAAATATGGATTAAGTATATAGATGAACCATTATATAAGTTTATTTTTAATTATTTTATTTTTTACAATATTATTTTATACTATTAATAAAAATACAAATCTAATTATTTCTTATCAGACAATTAAACAAAATAAATTAAAAAATTATGATTTAAACAAATTAAATAATGAATATTATCGTAAAAGTTGTGATGATTATTGTTCAAGAGATATATGTAGTGATTATGATGTAAAATTAAATAATTATAAAAAATGTTTAGAATGTCAAAAAAAATTTAAATGTTATAATGTTTTTACTGATGAATGTGAAAATTGTATTTCATTTGGAATAGGACAATGTAAGACTCCTGTTAATCCAAAATATAATTTATGTAAAATAAGTAATGATTAAAATATTATCTTTTATAAAATTAGTATGAAATATATATTTATTATAATTCTATTAATTTTTATTTTACTTTTATTTATTTTGATAAATAAAAGATTAATTGAAAATTTTAGTAATTTATCAACATTAACTTTTGATAAAAAAGAATTTAATAGTTATTTATTAGATAATTATAAATCTAATAATGTTTATAAAGTAAAAATTATTAAAAATAAAGAAGATATTGATGAATGTTTTAAAAAATGTGATTTTGAAAATTGTATTAAATTAAAATTAATGAAAGAAAATTATGATAATTGTGTAAAATGTCAAACTGATAATACTAAATGTTTTAATAAATTATTAACAAAAGGTAGATGTGATCCTTGTGGAGAAAATTTAAAACAAATGAATTGTCAAAATACAAATGATTTTGCTTGTCCTAATTTAAAAAATGTTTATAATTATGATGGTGATGAACCTTATTATTTACAAATTAATAATGATGAAAATATAACATCACCATATAAGCAATCTTGTTTATTTTGTTGGAATTTAAAAAATTATTTATAATATTATACTTAAAATAGATTTTTATTATATTTATATATGGATATTAAAATTATTTATAATGATCATTCTAATATTATTAATATAAATATTGAACAAGAAAATGGTTATATACAAGAAAAAATATTAAGTAGTTTTAGTTTATTAATTTATAATATTGAATATACTGCTATTTATATTAATAATACTGAATATATTTTAGGAATTAATGAACTTGATTTCAATCATTTATTTAGTGATTTTTTAAAAAATAATAATTTAGAATCAATTGATGAAATGAAAATAATTGATAGAAAGCGAGATACTAATGGTAATGTTATTAAAGAAAATTTAATTATTGATAATTATAATTTATGGTTTCAAAAAAAAGAATCAAATGAATATATTCAATCTTACAATTATAATCTTAATAATTTATCAAATATGAATAACATTTTTTTTCATCAAATTCCAATTAATCCTTCAAATAATCCTTTTCATATTTTATTTAATAATTATCAAAATATAAACAATCAAAATAATAATCAAAATAATAATGAAAATTTAAATAATGTTAATGATAATAATGAAAATTTAAATAATGTTAATGATAATACTTCTGTTGATACTAATTATGAAAATTTAAATAATATTCATGAATTTAATAATCAAAATAATATAATAAATAGAGAAATATTTGATTATTTATCTCAATCAATGAATACTTTTTTAAATTCAAATAATCAAGATGTTAATCAAGATATAAATATAGAAAATAATCAAGATACTAATCAAGATACTAATCAAGATATAAATATAGAAAATAATCAAGATACTAATCAAGATACTAATCAAGAAAATAATGATCAAAATACTGAAAATGGAAATGGAATTAATGAAATAAATAATATATTTTTTAATATTCAACAAAGAATTAATAATATAAATCAAAATATAAATCAAAGTATAAATAATATAAATAATAGAAATAATAGAAATATAAATTCAGAAAATCAAAACATAAATTATCCAAATGTAAATATTATATATAATAGTTTAAATAATAATTTAAATAATAATTTAAATAATGATAACAATCAAACAAATGAACAAAATGTATATATGAATAGTTTTAGAAATAATTTAATAAATAATTTAAATCAAATATTTAATGAACAAAGTGATCAATATAATAATTTATCAAATATTGAATTTATAAATAGTGTTATTAATAATATAAATAATTTAAATAATAATACATTAGTTAATAATCAAGAAGATATTATTGTAGCATTGACAGATGATGAATTTAAAAATATTGAAAGTGTTGATTATAAAGATTTAAATGATATTAATCAAGAAGAAAATAAATGTAATATTTGTTTAGATTGTTTTCATATTGAAAGTAAAATGTTAAAATTAAAATGCGGTCATATTTTTGATTATGACTGTATTGAAAACTGGTTAAAAAAGCATAGTAATAAATGTCCTGTTTGTAGAATAGAAATAGATAAAGGACATCCAATTAATTTAACTTAAATCTTTTAAAGAAAAATAAAAATTTGATTTATATAAAGAGTAATTATTAATAATATATATGGATATTGATTTGTTTGTGTCAAATTATATTAATCATTTAAATGATTTAAATGAAAAAAACTTAAAGAAATTTAATTATGAAATTAGAGAAAAAAAAATAATAGAAAATAAAGAAGTAAAATATTCTAAAGAATTCAAAGAATTTTTAAAAACAAATAAAAAAAAAGATAAAATAGATACTGTTATTGATGAAAAAGATGAAGTTAATATATTTGAAGAAAATATAATTCAAAATGAAGAAATATATTTTAATTTTTTTGAATTAGATGTTGAAAATAAAATGAAATATATTTTAGATTATGTAAAAAGAAAAAAATATATAATTGAAGGTGATATTTATAAAAAACTTGAACATATAATTGAAGATAATGAACTATTAAAAAAATATATTAGTATTGATAAAACATTTAATATTATAAGTAAAATTTCTTTTATTAAAAAAATAGACAATAATTATTATGATATTGTTTTTGATAGTGTTAAAAAAAGTAAAAAAAAATTTTTTAATTAAAATAAATAATAAATAAATAAATAAATAAATAAATAATAAAATAAATAATAATAATATATATGGAAGGAGTATTATATATATATATTTTTTTAATTATAATTTCTCTATTATTAATTATTTATTTTTTTAAAAACAAAAATAATGTTTCTAGTGAAATGAATGAGCATTTAAATTTTATTAATATAAATAAAAATAATATCTTTAATAAAAATAACAATGAATTAAATAATTATACTAAAGAATATATTAATAATAAATTTAGTAGTGAGCCAGATTTAAAAATTGAAAATGGTAGTCAATTTAATTATGAAAGATTATTTAATAAATTGCAGTTAATAAATAATGAAAAAATAGAATTAAAAGGACCATTAAATGAAGAAAAATATATTGTATCTACAATTGATGATAAATTAAGAAGAGATTTAGATAATATAACAAAATATGTTTTATTAATATTAAATCAAGATAATTATTATGATTTTGCAAAAACAAATTATGGTGATTTAACAGTTTATTACAATAAGAAAAATGATTCTAATTATATATATGAATTATTTTTATGGGATAAAAAGAATTTTTTTGAAATAAAATTATTAATTAATATTATTAAAGTTCCTAAAAAAAATTGTATGTACAAATTTGGAATAAAAGATAAACATTATATATTTAATGATTATAATATTGGTATTCCATCAAAAGATCAATTAATTCCATTACCATTAGATGTTATTCCTACACAAAATGGTGAATTAAGTTATGAAATATTTAAGAATGATCCATTAAAACCTAAATATTTTTATTTAAATCAAATAAAAATTCAAAATTCTACATTAATAGTTGACTATGAAAAGAATAATTTTTATAATGGAAATATGAATGTTAATGAAAAAACATTTAGTGGAATAACAGATCAAACTATTGAATATATGTATTATAAAGGAAATAATAATCCTATTAATGAAAAAAGTAAATCATATAATAAATGGCCTGTATTAGACGATATGCCTAAATGGAAAGGACAATATCCTGCTAAAACGCCTCCTCAAAGTTGGGATGTTGATGGTATTTATTATTATTCTAAAGTGGATAAAGAAATTGCAGCATCTCAAGATCAATATTCTGATATGTACGATTCAGGAACAATATGGAGTCCTATGAAAATGCCTTTACAACCTTATTCAAGACCTACATTGGCTACTATTCCAAGAAATTGTGGAGAAAATTATTGGTTATTCAATGCTGTTGGACCACAAGGAACATTTTTTGGTGGTGGAAAAGGTTAATTTATTTATTTTGCATTTTATATTTTTTTAATGAATATATTTATTTAAATAATAAATAAATAATAAATAATAATAAAAATATATATTTGTTGTTAATTCCATGGATAATCAGCATACCTTGTTTTAATAACTCTTAAATTATTATCATAAACATAACAACATAATTTATATTTATCCAGTCCATCACAACAATCTTCTGAATTTTTTGAACATACTTCTTTGAATAAATATAAATTAAATTTTCTTTTTTGTTGATTATTTTTTATTTTATTTTGATTTTTATCTAAATAAAATTGATTATTAAATTCATAAAAATTGTAATAATTTCTTAATTTTTTGTAAAAATCTGCTGTAAATTCAAAATATCTTTTAACAGGTTTTTTTACATTTACAATATGATCTATTAATTGTAAAAATATTGGGTTTTTAGGTGCACTAGCAATAATACCTTGATAAATAGTAGGTTTATGTAAAGATAATACAGTATAAAAATTAGTATAAGGTTTATTAAATGTTTTTTGAATTGGTTCAATCAATTGTGTTTTTATGTCCAAATAAATACCACCATATATATATAAATAACAATATCTAAATAAATCGGCTTTGTGTGCTCCTTTATGTAATTCATGAAATGCATTTAATACACTTGGTGGATAATATTTTTTTAAAAATGTTATAATTTGATTATCATCAAAAACAATATATTGATAATTAGGAGCATATTTTTTTATATTTTCAAATACTTTATGAGGTATTTTATTTTTATCATAATATGTACTAATAATGACTTTTGGAATTGATTCTAATATTTCGTTATTAGAAAATCCTTCTATTTTATAAGATCTATTAAGTACATAAAAAATAAGTAATATAATGATTAAATATATAATTATATTCATTATTATATATTTATATTTTATTTATTTTATATTTTTATTTTATTTATATTTATAAAAAAATTGATTTATTTTATGAAAATAGCATATAAACAAATAGATAATGTACGAAGAACCAGAAGAAATTAAACGTTTAACTGACTTACATAATAAAGCTTATATTGATTATAGAGAAAATAATCATTTAATTGAAGATGAAAATGGAAATGTAAAAACCAGAAATGTATGCTTTTTTTGTGATACAAATTTTGAAACTGAACATAAATATTCAGTAATAATACGTAATAATTTAATGAATACATTATTGGAATGGAAAAGTATGTATTTAAATTTTGATAATACAATTGTTAAATTAGATTTAAATAATAAATTTGTATATTTAATAATTTTATATAAAAATAAAGATAATAATGATAATAATGATAATAATAATAATAATAATAATAATAATATAGACAAATTAGCCTTATACTTATTACATATAGAAAGTGATAAAACTGTTTATGTATTTGAAGATAAAAATGATTATGAGTTTGTACTTAATTTTTTAAAGAATTAAATAATTGAATTATTTAATGAATAATTACACACGTCTCAATTACTAATTTATTATTTCGATATTTATAATTTAATATAATAATTTACTAATTATGCCTAATTCTAAATGTCTAAAATGTAACCTTTATTTAGATTTTATTATAAAAAATAAACAACATAAAATAACTTTTGCTACATTAATCCATAAACGCATAAAAAAATTTTGCGGAATTCCTTATTTTATTGATCCTGCTATAAAACATAATGAAATTAATGATGAACAAGAATGTAATGGAGAATTAAATTATGAGCAATTTACTAAAGATCCAAATAATCTTACTGAATTTAATTTTAATGATATATTTTTTAATTTTAATCTTGAAAATATCATACAAAAAATTAATAATACTATATAAAAAATCGAAATTTTAATATTAAATTTTTATAATTTTTAGATTGTATTACAATTACTTAGTTATGTACTCAATAACTTTTATTTTTTTCTTTATTTTTTGTATTACAATTGCTACTTCTAAAAAAAGTTGCCTTGGCTTTTGTGGTACAAATATATTAGTTGGAAATAATTGTATGTGCAATGACGAATGTATTCATAATAACAATTGCTGTATTGACTTTTTTATGGCTTGTACATCAAATGAAAACGAGAATAGAACAAATATTACTAATTTAGAAAATATTACTAATATTAATAATAATTCAACAAATATAAAAACAATTCATTATTTAAGAACAAATTTAAATAATGAGTACATAAATGAAATAGAACAAGAAAAAAATAATTATATTTTCGAATGTATTGTTTATTTACATCTAATTATAGTTATTATACTATATAACGTGTATATGTGTCTAAAACACACATAATGTATATGTGTCTAAAACACACATAATGTATATGTGTCTAAAACATTAAAATTCAAAATTACTAAATTCATTATAACTTTTATAATCACTTTTTTCTTTTTTATTCTTAATACTTTTTTCACATTTTTTTACATCAATACTTATTGCATCACTACCAAATATATCATCAAAATTATCTGCCTTATTAGAATTAGTATCTGACGTATCATTACTATCTTTTGATTGATTACTGTTAATATCATCATTGTTTTCATTGTTTTCATTGTTTTCATTGTCATTATCGTCATTTAAATTAATATAATCTTTAATTTTTTTTTGTTTTTTTAAATCCTGTTCTCTGGTTTTAATATCTTTTTTTTCTTGTCTAATTTTTTTCTTTTCTTCTTTCTGATTGTTCAATTCTTCCTTTAAAAATTCTAATCCCATTTCGCGATAATATAAAACTTCTTCCCAGAAATCCTCCAATTTGAATTTTGCTTCATTAAACCATTCTTGATTTCTGTATATAGGGACACACGATATTTCTTCTAAATACCAATAATCAAATGAATGAAATACCATATTATTATTTTCATTAAAATCTTTATCATGTTTTTCAACTATTTCTTCTTTCCATTTTTCTAATTTATCACCTACAGCATTTACAGGACCATAAAAAAATTTAAATCTATCTTCTTCTTCAATATAAAATTTAGCTATTATACCCTTTTCTAATCCATATTCATTTAATTCATTATTTCCATTATAACTATCAAATAAATATTCCTCTTCATCTTCATATTCTTTTAATTTACATTCTAAAAAATCACACCTGTCTAATTCACATACTTCTAATTGACCTTGTACTTGACACCAATAATAACGTGGTGGAATTCCAGTAATCTTTCTTGATACTGGACATTTAATCTCCAACATAACCCCATCTTCAGATATTCCATCAGGAGAAGCACCCAAAAATGATAAAAATGGATGTCTTATACACCCAAATTCTAATATTTTTTTTTTATTCCTATGTTCATATATTGATATTGCTACATCTTCATATTTATTTCCCCACGCCATGGCATCCTTTGCCGCTTTTGGAAAAAATGTATCTTCACCACACTTTTTTAATAATACAGAATCAGGTTTAGCATAATGATTTTCACCTAATATTGTACCCCAGTCGGATGCTGACAACATTGTTTGACGCATAGCATACCATTCTGCTGATTTTTGCTCATGCTGTGGTATTGTTGCTAAATATTTTACTTGTTCTCTTAAATAATTTTCCTTTAATTTTGTTGGTTTTGGTAAATCTTTATCATAATGAAACTTTAATTCATATTCCATTTGTTCATTTATAATTTATTAATAATGTTTCTTTATTATCATTTTTTTTATTTTTTTTAACAATTAATTATTATTTATTTATTGTACATTATTTTGATAAGTGTAATTGTAAGTGTAAGTGTAAGTGTAATATTAACCATATAAAGCACGCATTTCAGAATAACTCATGGTTCCATTTCTTACATTTTCTGTCATTTTATCTAATGCTGTCATCATTCCTTTTTCATTAATAATATGTGCTACTTCTTTGTTTGGCTCATCCATGGCATCCATTAATTGATTACTAATTTTAAATTCTAAATCTGAATCTGAATTTTTTTCATTTTTAGGTTCAGTCTTAATTTCATTATTTAATTCTTCTGATTCAAATGTTGTTTCTGTTGTTTCATTTGTTGTTTCAAAATCATCATATTGTTCATTAAAATCAAAATTTTTTTTCGTACAACAATTAAATACTTCACAACTTAATATTTCATCTGTTTTTATATGAATACATAAAAAATTATTAATTTTTGTGATAGAATTAGTATATATATCATCTATTTCTATTTCTGTATCACAATTTTCTTCATTAATAATTTCATCATATGATTGATTAATAAATTCTTTAATTTTTTCATCTTCTAAATTAACGTACATTGAATTAGATTTTATATCTTCTTTTATTTTATTAAAAGTACTATTCATTAAATTATTTTTAATTTCATTATTTTCTTCATTATGTGGGTTATTCATAATATAAATAAATGTCTTGATATAAAATATATAAATTTTATATTTATATATAAAATAAATCAATTTTTAAAAAAAATCGATACTTAATAAAAAATTTACTATAACACCACACTGCGCTTACAACATCACTTATCACAATATGTCAAAACTTTCTTATGAACAATTTCTATCAGTGATGATAATCATTGCATTCTTTATCATTATAGGTACATGTGTTGTGCTTAGTGTGACAAAAGAGGCGGAAAAGCGATACAATCGCCAACTTCGTGAATTATTAAAGAATTAATTTATATCAGCATAACCTTCGCCGGTTTCGAAATCAAATTCTGCAAGGGATCCATATTCCGTTCCACTGTCGATTGCGTCTGCTGATTTCTGTATACCATCTGTTATAATTTCGTCTAATTCAATTATTTCATCTGTAGCAAGTCCGTCTTTTATTTCTTTTAATCTTACAATATCAATATCTGTTTGATCATTTTGTAATTCAGCAATATTTATTATGTTTTGTTCTCCAATTTCATCCAATAATTCTTTTCTTTCATTTGAATACTCAATATCATCTTCTAATGTTTTATAATCTTCATCAGATTGTATTCCTGTTGATTCTTCCATTTTTTGAATAAAATCACGTATATCTTGTCTTTTATCTGATTGCATAATTTTTAATTGATAAGCATTATAAAAAACTGCGTCACCATGTTCAAATTCATCATTTTTATTACATATATTAAATAATAAATTATATTCTTCAATTTCTTCAATAATAATTTTAATAAATTGAGATATATATTTATTTTTTATACTATTATCAAATAATTTATTTTGTTTAGTTTCACTATTATATCCATCAAAAAATGAATTCAATTGTTCAAAAACTATATAACACATTAATATTGCCGCATCATTATTTGTAAAATTACTTTTTTTTACTATTTTGTTTCCTTCTCTATTTAATATATTTTTCTTTCCATATATAGAATTAATACTTGATAAATTATATTTCATATGTAAATTTTTAAAATATATTATAATATTTTCATCCAATAAATTACTTAATTTTTTATTTTCTTCATTTATAATTACTTTCATTTCTGTACGTATAGTTGGTTCATCAATTAAATTTAATTTTTTATCTAAATCAAATTCATGAAAATTTTTAATAATTGATAAATATTTACTTATTTTTTGATATATTTTTTTATAAAAGTCTAATTTTTTACATTCATTTGAATTTATTAAATCAATTCTTTTTCTCATTTCATCTTCAGGATTTACATTTATATCAAATAAATTATCAATAATTTTAATAATATTATTTTCATATTCTTTTGTTTTACCTAATATATTTTTTAAATTCTGTATCAATATATTAATTTGTATTCTTAATCCATTAATTGACTCTTTCTTCATTTTTTCAATAAATTCAGGTTCAAATCTTAAATAATCATCAACATTTTTATTTCTTGATGTTAAATCACTTATAAATCTCATATTATTTTGCTCAATTGATTTTAATAATTCATTTAAATCATCAATTGAATATTCATCCGATTTTACTTCTTCTTCTATTTCATCTAAGTATTTACCTGATTTAACATCTTTATATCTTATTATATTATTTGTTTTTTCTTCAATAATATCACGTGGTGTTCCTTGATATTCATTCTTTTCATTTACATAATGTTTATAAATAGATAAAGTGAAATTTTCTGTTGTTGTTTTTCCATCATAAACAATAGGATAATTTGAAATTGTTGTTTTAAAATTCTTGGTTGTTATTTGTACTCTATGAAAACAATAATTATTTATTTTTATTTTATTTAATAATTCTAATTTTTTTGATTCTTTTAAATAATCATATATTTTTGTTTTAGGATCAAATAATAAAAAATATTGATAAAAATCTATATAATTTGATATATCTAATTCACAACATGATTTTTCAACTAATTTTGGAACTTTATCACATAATGGTGAATTAGCAATAATAGTATTTATAATATCTATAATTTCATAACTTACATATAATGATCTTAATTTTATTTGATTATATAAATTTGTAAATTCTTTATAATTTTTTATATTTGCAAGTTGTTTATTTAATTGAATTTCTTTTGGTTCATCTTTAAATATTATTTGTTTTTTTGTATTATTTGTTATAATTATACTTTTGTCTTTTTTTAAACTTAATAAATAATCCTTCTTTTCTTTTATGGCTTGTTGTATATGATAAAATTCTTTAAATTGATTATAATATTCTTGAATATAATTTTTATATGTAATTAATGGTTCTTCATCAATTATTATTTCTTTTTTATTCAATTCTTTTAATATACAAGCGAAAAAATGAATACCATTTTCTTCATCATATCCTTTCAACTCACATGATGTTAGTTTTTTTTTTGTAATTAAATTAGGAATATTTACTTGAATACTAATTAATATTCTACTACAAATAATTGATTGTTTTTGTGCTTCTATATATAATTTATAGTTATTTTCAAAATAATTTTGATTTTCTAATTTTTCAATTTTTGCTAATGATATTCCTTCTTTTTTTAATTTTAATTTTTGCTCTGCTTTATATAAATTAAATGATGATATAACATTAATTTTTTGTATAATTTCAATAATATTATGAATAAATACAACATTTGGTAAAATTATACCTATTCGAGGAAATAAAGTATTGACTATAAAATTACAAATTTCTTTTGCTTTTTCAATATTTTTTTCATCTAATCCATAATTTAATAAAATTTTTTCAAAATTTTTATCATTACATTCTAATTGTCTTAAATCACTTATATATTCTTGAAATTTACCTTTAATAAAATTTAATTCCTTTTCTTTTACCCATAATTCTCTACTCATTATAATTTGACCACTTTCCGCAAAACCTTCTGTTTCATCGAAATCATTATTTATTAATTTTTCACCACATATTTTACACGTATGTGTATTTTGTTCATCTTCACCATTGTCGCCAAATATAGAAATTAATTGATCAATATATTTTGTTGATGAATTATCATTATCAGAATAATATATTTTTTTTAAATAATAATAATGACCACATAATATTTCTTTTTTATATTTTTTTGAATAAAGTCTATTATTAATCAATAAACAATCTTGATCTATTAATTTAAATATATAATTTTCTTTTAATTCTTGATCTTTCATTCTAAATATTTTTTTTACTAATAATTCAATGGGTAATTTAGAATTTAAATTATTAACATTATTAGTAGTATTAACTATTTTAATATTTAAATTTTTAAATTTATTATTTGTTTTAATTTCATTTATTATTATATTTCTTTCTTCTTCAATTGATGCTTTAATATTATTTATTTTGGTATGATTTTTTATATTTTCAATTAGATTTTCAAATAGATTTTTATAATAAATATATTCTTCTAATTTTAATTTACTTCGTAATGCTGTTTTTGATAAACAACCAAAATCTTTTCTATAAACACAATCTAAATCATCTAATTTTATTTTTTCTAAATCGATATTTTTAAATTTACATAAATAATCAATTTTATTATAATTAGAATGTTTATTAGTAAATGTCCATTTATTTTTTTCATAAGTCCATAATTCTAAATTATTTAATAATAAAATATCATTATTTTTAATAAAATCTTTACTATTTAAATTAGTAGTAATATTTTGTTTACTATTTTCTATAGTATTTATTTGATGAAATTCATTATTTATGAATTTGTATAATTCATTATCAAAAAAGTAATAATTATTTTCAACTTTGTTTGAACTATCTAAATTTTCTATTTTTTCTGCTTGAAATTTATAAATACTGCAATTTGATGTTTTTTCATTTTTTATATTTTTTTCTAAATTTTTAATAATATTATTGATTTCACTAACTTTGTTTTCTAAATATTTTAATTCATTCTTATTATTTAATTTATTTAAATTTTCTAATGTTAATAATTTATAATATAAATTTCCATAATCACTTTTATTTTTTATCCATAAATATCTTGACATTATACAATCAAAAATTGTTTCATTATATGGATAATTACCATAATATTTTATTACTTCATTGTTTAATAAATGATCATTATTTAAAAAATAATTTGTACTTAAAATTTCATTATTTTGATAAAAATAGTTAATTGTTTCATAATTAAAAGGTTGATTAAAAGTTGTTTCTAATGATTTATTATTTTCATTTAATATATCAATAATTTGTATATATAAATCTTGTTTTAATTCATTAATTTTTATATAATATTTATCTAATATTTCTTGAACTTGATTTAAATTTACACATTTTTTAATATTATTTAATTCATTATTAATAATAGTTGATAAATCAGGTATTATTTTTTTTAATAATTCTTTATATTTTCTTTTATCCATATTTACATTTTCAAATAGGTATATTTTATTATGATTATTATCTTCTTTTTCATCATTATATGTGCTGTGCATAAATTCAAAATTTAAGTCATCATTTACATTATAATAATCATATTGTAAAGTTGATAAAATATATAATTCTCCAGCATTTCCTTCATATTTTATATCTTTTGTTATTTTTACTTGTATATTATCTTTATCTAAAATCTTAAAATTTTTTGTTTGATTTTGACCATCATAATAACCATCAATAATTGGAAAACAATTTGTATCTTTTAAATATATTATATTTTCTTGAGTTAATTGATGATCAATAATTTCTATTTTATAATAATTTTTTTCATGATGACTTATTTTTGTTATTTCTTTTTTATTGTATAAAACTTGACATAAGTGATTTTTATAATTTGAAGGATATAATATATTATGATAATCATTTAAAATATTTTTATTACCTTCTTTTAATACAAAAAAACCATATATATTTTGATTATCAGATTTTAAAAATATTTTTTTTTCAATATCTATAATTTTACCATCTTTATCATGTTTATTTATTGTTGTATTAAAATTATCTAATACTCTATGAGTGTTCCAATAATTATTTTGGAAATCAGAATATCTTAATACATTAAATGAATTTTCAGGATGAATAACATATCCTTTTTTATTAAATGAATTAGTTTCATATTTTATATCATAAGAATTATATAATTTTGAATTTACTTCTTCGTAATTTATAATATTTATTTTTTCTTCTTCAAAATTTTTATTATTTTTATTTAATATTTTAATTAAATCTTTTTGTTCAATTTCTTTTGTATAAATAGGATTTTCTTTTATTTGTGTTAATAATGTTTTTTCATTTATTTCATTATTTAAATCTTCATTTTCCTTTGTTTTCTTAACTTCAATTATATTTGTAAAAATATTATGCTGGTCATTTACAATTGGTATAATCCATGTATCTTTAAAATTATTTTTAAGAATTTCTTCTTTTTTTGAATAATCAATATTTTGATTTTCTAAATCTTGTTTTTTTAAAGCTTCATTTTTTAAATCTATAAAAATAGATGATTTATTCTTAATTTTTTCTAATACAAATTTATCATTTTGCTTTGAAACAGGATATGTCGATAATAATTCATTTTCTAATTCCTGTAAATATATAGTATCATCTTTATATACTAAATCTTTTTCATCTAATGCTATTTCTTGAACTATTTCTATTTTTTCATTATTTTTTTTAACAAATTCTTGCTTATTTTCTTCTTCTAAATTTTTTCCATATATACTATTTAAAATTTCATTAAGATTTTCTTCAGAATTTTTATTTACATGTTGATTATTAATTGGATTATTATTTTCATTATTTTGATTATTTTGATTATTTTGATTATTTGAATTATTATTTGAATTATTATTTGAATTATTATTTGAATTATTATTTGAATTATGATTTTTATTATTATTTTCATTATTATTTGTATTGTAATATTTATTTTTATTAAAATTTATGATTTTCATATCTGATGTCATAATATAATATAATATGATATATTATAAAAAAATTATTTTATTAAAACTTTAATTTTATTTTTTTAAAAAATAAATAAAAATTGAATAATAAAGTACTTAAAAAGTATATAACAATCATTATTGTATAATGGAAAGTTTAAATAAATACTATATTTTTTTAAAAGAAAATAACATTAATAATGTTGATGAATTAAAAGCTTATATTTCTAATGATATATATAAATTAAAATATAAAGAAAATAATGATTTACTATTAATATTTAATAATGAAGAATCTATTCTTTCACATGAATTGGTAAGATTTTTTAATGGAGTTATTATTGATAAAAATACATTAAAAATAGTTTGTTATACATTAGATAAATGTTTAGAAGAAGATAATATTAGTGAACAATTAGTAAATGATGTATTAGTATCAAATGAATTAATAGTACAACAAGTATTAGAAGGAACCTTAATAAGAGTATTTTATCATAATGATGAATGGAAATTGTGCACAAAAAAAATGTTAAATGCGTATAATGCTAAATGGTCAAGTGATTTGAGTTTTGGGCAAATGTTTGAAGAAATATTTGTACAATATTTAGATTATTTTAGAAATATGAATATTGATTATTGTTATTCATTTTTGATGGGACATAAAGGAAATAATATATTAGAAATAGAGAATAATTACATTATTCATTTAAATACAATAGATTTAGTAAATAATGTAATAATTGATGATAAGATTGAAAATGTAGAAATGAATATTAGACATATTAGTAATTATGAAAAAAAGATAAAGATAATGAATAAAGAAGAATTATTAAACTTTATTGAAGAATGTAAGAATAATAATGAAATAAATTGTGAAATTGGATATATGTTAATAAATAATAATAGAAATATATATCAAAAATTTATTAAAAATAGTTTTAAAGATATTAGAGATATATGGGGAAATACAAATAATAGATTATTTCGCTATTTACATTTAAGAAAAAATCATGAAAAATTAAAAAAATATTTAGAATATTTTAAAAATGATAAGAATGTTTTATTAGATTATGAAAATTATTTGATGAATATTGCTTCTCATATTTTAAATATATATAGAAATAGACATATTTCAAAGACAATAACAAGTGTTCCTTTTTATATAAGAGATATTATATATAAGATTCATGGATTATATTTACAAACAAGAAATAAAGTTAGTTTTCAGGATATAAATTTAATTTTATATGATTTAGATGAAAAGAAATTTTGTTATATAATTAATAATATAGAAAAAGAGAGAAAAGCTCAAATTGAAGCACAAATAAATGAAGAACAACATTTAGTTAATGATACTAATGAAACAAATATGGATATAGAAACAAATGAAAATATAATTTAAATACATATAAATTTAATAAAATAAATTTTTTTTTTAATTATTTAATAATTATTAAATAATTATTAAATAATTATTAAATAATTATTAAATTATTTAGTAAATTATTTATAATTTATGAATATATTTATTTAATAAATTAATTATTAATTAGTTTATTTTTTGAAAGAGCTTAAAGATTAATTTTTAAATACAATTAAAATGAGTGTTCTTACTTTTAATCAGTCTGGACAGGATAAAGAATTTAAAAATATTTGTACATCAGATAAATCTAATAATATTTCTTCAAAAAAAGAATTATTAATGGAATCACTTATACAATTTTATGCGATTAAAAAATATTTAGACAGAATTAAAAATATAATTAGTGGAAATGATATAAAAAATAAATATAAAATATCATTAAGAATTTGTGATTGGTTTGTAACAAATTATAGTAAAAAATATAATATATCTTATCCGATTGTATTAAATAATAAAAATAAAAATTTTATTGTTTATTTAGATTATAAATCTCAATTAAAAGCATATTCTAAAAAGCAATTTGATCCATTTTGTAGAAGAGAAAGAATATTATTTTTTGATCATGAAGGAAAAGAAATTATTACAACTGTTGGACAATTGAACTTTTTTAGATGGTGTTTAGAAAATAAAATTTTAGATTATATTGAAGAGCATTTTGAAGAAATTGAAAGTGATATGAATAATAGTTTAAGAAATTTATATAAGAAAAAATCTGGCGATACTAAATCAAGACGTAAAAGAACAGAATTATCTATAAGTGCTACAAAAACAGTTAATAAACATGATGTTAGTATTATTGTACAATTTGATTAAAAAAAAAATATTTATAATTAGTATATAATGTCTAGAGCTTCATATAATAATCCTCAATTTAAACCTTTTCAAAGTGGTAGTACTTTATGCTATCCTTCGAAGGATTATGCGGACTTTAATGGAGGTGGAAATTCTTTAATTTCAACAAAACCTGGTAAAAATTTATTTAAAATGCCTAATTATAAAGCTGATAGTAATGCTTTAAGTTCTTTAAGTGGAAAAAGTTATGTTACAAGTGCTGGAGGAGCTAAAAAAAAAAGAAAAACTAGTAAGAAAAAAACTTTAAAAAAGGGCGGTAATTCTGAAGATTATGTTCCAGGAAATGAAATGCCATTGCCAATGGAAGAAAGTTCAATGAGTGGAGGTAAAAAATCAAATAAAAAAAAAACTTCTATTAAGAAGAAAACTATGAAAAAGAAGGGAGGATCTGAAATGGAAGATATGATGCAAATGACTTCTGAAGAAAGTTCAATGAGTGGAGGTAAAAAATCAAATAAAAAAAAAACTTCTATTAAGAAGAAAACTATGAAAAAGAAAGGTGGTGCTGAAACTGAAGGAGCTACTGCAATGCCTAGTCAATTTTTTAAAAATTCATCATTAGAAGGTTATCCATTAAATAGTGGTAGTGGTGTTAATAGTGCTTATGGTTTAATTAATCCTAAAGATGCTGGAGTTGGAAACTTAGCACCTTTTAATGTTTCCAGAAACAGTGCACCATTAACTATGATGAAAACTGGTGGTAAAAAATCAAATAAAAAAAAAACTTCTATTAAGAAGAAAACTATGAAAAAGAAAGGTGGTGCTGAAACTGAAGGAGCTACAGCAATGCCTAGTCAATTTTATAATAATGGTAGTGTAGATGATTATCCTGCTAATAGTGGAAATGGTGTTAATAGTGCTTATGGATTAATTGAACCTAAAGATGCAGGAGTTGGAAACTTAGCACCTTTTAATGTTTCTAAAAATAGTGCACCATTAACTATGATGAAAACTGGTGGTAAAAAAAAAATAAATAAATTAAAAAATGGAGGTAAATATATTGGGTCTATGAGTGATAAAGCATTTGTATCTTTAAATAAAATTGTAAATAATAGTGCAAAAACAATTAAAAATTTTATGAGAGATTTAGAAAATAATTATAATAAATCTGTTGCTAAAATTCATCAAATGAGAACTGGTATGGCTGCATTACAAAAAGGTGGTCTTAAAAAAAGTAAAAAATCAAAATCTGGTAAATCTAAAAAACAACAAAAAGTTAAAAAAGGAGGAGATGGTTCTGATTTTATAAGCACTTTAAATTCAAGAGGTCCTGCAAATTATCCTGATAGTGGAGAAAAAATGTTTAGAGTTTTTTCTAAAACTGGACAATATATTCCTAATTCTCAATTAGCTTATGCAGCCGCTCCTAAATTAACTGGTGGTCCTAAAGTAGAAAATGTTGTTGGTTTTAATTCATTTGGAAGCGATTGGGCATCTGTTTCTGGTGGAGCTAAAAGAAGAAAAACTGTTAAAAAAAGTCATGTAAAATCTGCTAAATCTGCTAAATCTTTAAAAAAATCAACAAAAACTAAAAAAAAATGCAAAAAATAAATTAATTTATTAAAAATATTAATCTATTCTTCTTATAATTTAAATTTTATATTAGTTAATAATATAAATGACTGAAAGACATTTTCGTGTTTGTAAATTAGAAGAAAAAAAAGTTTAAATTGGTGGTGTCTCTATTAGTTCAAAAGCTAGTCCTGGAAGTGCAGCGCGAAAGTTATTAACTTCTATTGCTCATCACAAAGGACTTAAGAAAAACAAAAAAGCATCTATGGGAAAAGTTAAGTTTTGTATTCAAGAATATACACAAGGTTCTTCTAAGAAAGTTTATGGTCCTTATATTGGACACTATCACAAATATACAGGAGAAGAATTAAAGAAAGCAATGACTGCTGATGGTAAAGTTAAATTTACTATGAAACCAATTGTTAATTTAGCTAAAGGGAAAAAATAATATGAAAGGTGGATTTGATATTACACCGACCTAAAAGAAAAATGAGACAAAAACATATTAAAAAATAAATCTGAAATATTATTCTTTTCTTTCGGTATTTATAACTTTGGGTCTATCACTCGTCTTGTG